ATGCGCCGAGCCGACTACACGCCCGAATTCGCCGCGGCAAGGAACGCCAGACGGCGCGAGCTGTACGCGCAGGCGAGGGACGCCGGCGACAGCCCGCAGGAGGCCGCAGACGCATAACCACGATGACCAGGGCCCCGCGAGGGGCCTTTCTCATGGCCACGCACGGCCAACGTGCGGATGACAACGACCAAAGGTCGGGAAGGGGGCATCACATGCCCGAGAACGACAACGCCACGCAGGGCGCACCTGCGGAGCCCGAACGCACGTTCACGCAGGCCGAGATGGACGCCATCATCGGCGACCGCCTGAAGCGCGAGAGGGCCAAGTACGCCGACTACGAGGACGTGAAGGCCAAGGCGCAGCAGTTCGACGCCGCGCAGGAGGCCGCCAAGTCCGACCTCGAGAAGGCGGTCGAGGAGAGGGACCGGCTGAAGGAGCAGCTCGAGCAGCTGGAGAGCGAGCGCACCCGCGCCGAGCAGGTGGCCAAGGCGGCCGCCGAGCACGGCGTGGACCCCGCACTGCTGGCCCGCATGGCCGGCGACGTGGACGAGAACGCAGCGTTCCTCAAGCAGCAGCTGGCCGCGATGCCCAAGTACCCGAACCTCAACGACCAGGGCGAGCCCAAGCCGCAGACGGCGTCCAAGGCCGACATCATGGCCATCCGCGATCCCGTCGAGCGACTGAAGGCCATCGCCGCGAACAAGGACATCTTCGACACGTAAGGAGCCAACATGGCCACCACCTCCCTCAGCTTCAACGAGATTGCCGGCGCCGCCTCCATCGACTTCGCCGCCAGCTACGCCACCGACTACACCAACCTCAAGCAGGTCCTGAACCACGCCAACTGGCAGGTCCTGCCCGTCGGCACCGCCCTGCAGACCCGCGCCGTCTCCGCCACCCTGCAGGACGGCACTGCCAACGAGGCCGCCGAGATCACCGCGTCCACCTTCGCCCGCGTCACCTCGCTGACCGCGCTGACCTACAGGAAGTACCGCGCCCTCATCGGCTTCGAGACCATCCAGACCGCCGGCCTGCCCGCAGTCGCGCACGAGGACGCCGTCCTGCGTGCCAAGATTCAGGGCGACCTCAAGGGCATCTTCGCGACCGCGCTGGCCACCGGCACCGGCACCGCCACGGGCACCGACTTCCAGAAGGCCTGCGCCAACGCATGGGCAGCGCTCAACACCGCCCGCGACGGCTACGCCTCCACGCCCGTCTTCTTCTGCAGCCCCACCACGGCTGCCGGCTACCTCGGCTCCGCTGCCATCACCATGCAGACCGCGTTCGGCCTGTCCTACATCGAGAACTTCCTCGGCATGGGCACCCTCATCGTGGTCCCGGGCCTGACCAACGCCAAGGTCTACGCCACCGCCGAGGAGAACCTCGTCATCGCGTCCGCCGACGTCCAGGGCATCGGCGCCGGCTTCGTCACCGACGAGTCCGGCATCGTGGCCGTCAAGCACGCCCCCAAGGACGAGAACGCCGCCATGCAGATCGTGGTCATCGGCGGCGCCGCCGTCGTGCCCGAGTTCCTGTCCCACATCATCGTCGCCACCATCAGCGCCTAAATGCTGGTCATCACCAACCAGCCGTTCCATGACGCGCAGGAGGACGTGCTGCGCGCCATGGGCGAGCGCTTCGAGTGCACGGACGCACGCGGCAGGCAGCTGCTCACCCTCGGCCTCGTGGCGACGGCCAAAGAGCAGCCCAAGCCCAAGCGCGCGCCGCGCAAGAGGGCGGCCAAGAAGGAGGGCTAGATGGCAGTCACGACCTACGCCACCGTCTCCGACCTCGCGTGTACCGTCCTCGACCCCGACGTGGCGAACAAGCTCATCGAGCGCGCCAGCCTGAAGGTCACGAAGGCCTGCCACGGCTTCACGCCCGACCCCGACTCAGCCCGCATCGTGGTCTGCCAGATGGTCGAGCGGGCGATGTCCAGCCCGACCGCCGAGGAGTTCGGCACCACGCCGCAGACGCTGCAGTCCATCAGCCAGTACAGCAACACGTGGACGTGGGGCAACCCAGTAGGCGCGCTCTACCTCCGCAAGGACGAGCTGGACATGCTGGGCGTGGCGGCGCACGCGACGTTCGCGCCACCAAGCTACGGCAACCTCGGTGAGGTCGATGAGTAGCGCGAAGGTCAGCGGCGTGCGCACCAACCGCACGGGCATGCGCTCGGCGATGCGCTCCGGTGGCGTGGTCTCGCTGCTCGGCAGCGCCGCAGACCGCGCGAGGTACCGCGCCGAGTCGCTGAGCGGCATGCGCTTCGGCTCGGGCGTGGACTTCGGCCCCGTGGCACCGCATGCGTGGGTCGGCACGTCCGCCAAGAAGGGCGGCCCCAAGGCCGTCGAGCGCTACATCGACGTGGCGAGGACGGCCCTCTCGCAGTCGCTCACCGGCATCTAACGATTCACCAAGGGGTCGCAGCCCAGCGCTGCGGCCCCCTCTTCACAGACAAGGACAGGCATATGGCAGCTACCGGCTCCAACACCGTCGCCAACGTCTCGACCACCAAGGGCGTCGCTGGCGGCTACTTCTTCAGCGCCCCGTCCACGGCCTCCGTGCCGACGGACTACTCCACTGCGCTCGGCTCCGACTTCGTCAACCTCGGCTTCATCAGCGAGGACGGCGTCGCCGAGACCATCGAGACCGACACCACCGACTTCGCCGACATGAACGGCGACACCGTCTTCACCGCCACGAGCAAGCGCACCGAGACCATCAAGGCCACGCTGCTCGAGGTCAAGGAGGCGGCGCTCAAGGAAATCTACGGCCAGTCGATGGTCACCACCGCCACGGGCGGCGACATGACCGTCAAGCACGGCGGCCATGACAACCCCAACCGCATCTACGTGCTCGAGCTCGTCCTGCGCGACGGGCGCAAGTGGCGCCAGGTCATCCCCGCCGGACAGGTCACCGAGGTCGGCGACCTGTCGCTGGCCGCTGGCGAGCTCGCTGGCCGCGAGGTCACGATCACGGCCAACGTGGACACCACCGGCGTCTCCGTGTACGACTACATCCAGGCGGTGTCCGCCTAATGGTCACCTTCGAGTTCGATGGCCTGCGGTTCGAGGCCGACAACGACGTGCTCACCGACTACGAGTTCGTCTGCGACGTGCTCACCGCCGACGATGACCCCGCTGCGCTCGTGCGCTGCTTCAAGGCCGTGTTCGCCGGCCGCGACCGCGAGTACGCCAAGAGGCTCGGCGGCAAGTTCGCCACCATGGGCAAGCTGCTCGAGGCGGCCATCAAGGCGGCGGGCGAGCCCGCAAAAAACTAGTCCTGCTCGCACGCCTGCTACGCGACAGGCCGTGCGAGCTCCGCGCCGACCTCCAGCAGTACTACGGACTCAACCTCGACGGCATGGGCGTGGACTACACCCACGCTCATGCCGCCTGCTGCGCCGCGCAGCTCCCCGCGGGGGCGCGCGTGTGGCGCGGCACGGCCGCCGAGTGGGGGACGGCGGACTACCTCATGGCGTCCATGGAGCATACGCTGCGCGTCATCGCGTGGCAGGGCACCGAGGACGCGCAGAAGCGCAGGAATTACCCCAGGCCCATCGAGACCCCCGCGGCGCGCGAGGAGCGCGACCTGCACGTGGCCAACGCGCTGCAGAACCGCGCGTGGATTGACTCGGTGCTGGCATCGACCCAGACAGGGGAGGTGAACGATGGCAGGAGCAGGTGAAATCGCGTCCGCGTACCTCACCATCTACCCCAAGCTCGAGGGCAAGTCGGTTGTGAGCGAGGTCGAGCGCGGACTCGGCAGCGCCGGCACGTCGGCTGGCCGCACGTTCTCCGACAACGCGAGCGCGGCCATGCGCACCGGCATGGGCGCGGCTGGCACCGCAGGCGGCAACGCGCTCGCCGAGGGCTTCAGCGCCGCCAAGATAGCGGTCGCGAACGTCATCAGCAACATCGCCATGGACGCCGCGCGGCAGCTGCAGGCGTCGTTCATGGACGGCGTCTCGCAGTCCGACGCGCTGCAGAAGTTCTTCAGCACCATGGAGTTCGCTGGCTTCGACACCTCGCAAATCGAGGGCACCATGTCCGCGATGCGAGACTACGCCGACCAGACCGTCTACGACCTCGACGAGGTGCTGAGCACCACCGCCAAGCTGGCCGCGAACGGTGTGTCCGACTACGACCAGCTCGTGCAGGCGGCAGGCAACCTCAACGCCGCCGCTGGCGGCAACGCCGAGTCGTTCGGCTACTTCGCAAACGCCATCACGCAGGTGAACGGCGCGGGCAGGCTCATGTCGCAAGACTGGAACCAAATCGTCAACGCCCTGCCCGGCGCGTCCGGAGCCATCCAGAACGAGCTTCTGCAGATGGGCGCGTGGGACGAGTCCATGGGCACCTTCAAGGACGCGCTGGCGGCTGGCGAGGTCAGTGCCGACGAGTTCAACCAGGCGCTCGTGAACCTCGGCATGACCGACGTGGCCAAGCAGGCCGCGACCTCGACGGACACCTTCGAGGGCGCGATGGGCCAGTTCGAGGCCGCCGTCACCAACACGATGATGGAGGTCTACGACGCCCTCAACGAGGACGGGCGCATCACAGACGCGATAACTGCGATGGGCGACGCCTTCGAGACGGTCGCGCCGTACGTCTCCGCGCTCGCCGACGCGTCCGGCGACTTCGTGGAGTTCATCTCGCCCGCGCTGCCCATCATCGCGGGCATCGCCGCGGGCGTCGCGGCGGCGTCGGGCATCGCCACGGTCATCGGCGCGATAAGCGGCGCCATCACGTTCCTCACGACCGTCGTGGGGCCCGCGCTGGCCATGGTCGGCAGCGTGCCCGGGCTCGTCGCGCTCGTGACTAGCGTGCTGGGCGGCCCCATCACCATCATCGCGGCGGTGGCTGGCGCCATCATCGCGTTCGTAGCCACCAACGAGGATGCGCGCAATACGATCGTGAGCGTGGCCACCAACGTCAAGAACGTCGTGAGCAACGTCTTCAACAGCATCCGCACCACCATCGCGAACGTGGCCAACTTCATCCGCACGGCCCTGCCAAACGCCGTCAACGCCATGCGCAGCGCCGTCACCAACGGCATCAACAACGTGCGCAACGCCTTCACCAGCCTGAAGTCGCGCATCACCGGCGCACTGGCCGGCGCGGCATCGTGGCTCACGAGCGCGGGCCGCAACATCATCCAGGGACTCGTGAACGGCATCAGCGGCGCGACCAGCTGGGTCACGAACACCATCCAGAGCGTCTGCTCCAACGCCGTTGGCGCGCTCAAGTCGTTCTTCGGCATCCACTCCCCGTCGACGCTCATGGCCGAGATGGGCGAGTACATGATGGCCGGCCTCGCCAACGGCATCGAGGACGGCTCCGACAAGGCGGTCGGCGCCATGGCCGGCGCGAGCAAGGACGTGGCGGGGGCGCTCGGACTCGCGGGCAACCGCAGGCCGTCGTTCTCCTCGACGCCCTCGTCGGCGGCCAAGGGCGGCGGCGCGGTCAACCTCTACATCGACGGCATGCGCGTCAACGACGACGAGCGCATCCGCGCCGACGTCATCCAGCTCGTCACCGACCTCGGCAGATACGGCGACGCGGCGACGGCCGCGAGGAGGTAGCGCATGGCAATCGCAGACGGCCTCTACGAGATCCGCAGCGCCCTGCTCGAGAGCATGGCCCTCGACATAGCGGGCGGCTCGACCGCAAAGGGCGCCAACGTCCAGATCTACGCCAACAACGACACCAACGCGCAAAAGTACCGCATCACCGAGGAGACCGCCGGCCACTGGTCCATCGTCAGCGCGAGGTCGGGCATGTTCCTCGACGTCTACGGCGGCGCGGCACGCAACGGCGCGAACGTCCAACAATGGACGAGCAACGGCTCGAGGGCGCAGCGGTGGAAGCTGACCGAGACGGGCGATACCGTCACCGTCGACGGCGTGGCGTGCCCCGTGGTCACCATCGGCTCATACGTCACCAACGACGGCGCCACCTACGTCATGGACGTCAAGGGCGCCATGACCACAAACTCCACCAACGTCCAGATCTGGACGGCAAACGAGACCGACGCGCAGGAGTTCGTTCTCGTCCCGACCACGCTGCTCGACCAGACCATGCCCGTGCCGGCGTTCCTCGGCTGGGCCACGGAGGTCGGCGGGGAGCCGCAGCCGTCGCTGCCCGAGGCTACGGCGCTCTACCCGTGCTGGCGCTTCACCGACGCATGGGGCGACCTGACCGGCCACGGCTTCGAGTACGCCACGCGCACGCGCACGATCGCGAACGACACCGCCGCGCCGACCGACTGGTCGGGCTGGTCTGCGTGGACCACGGCCACGGTCACGGTCGACGGCTCGACGGCATGGCTCACGTCCGGCGTCCCCGCCACCGTGCCGAGCGGCTCCAAGGCGCTCGAGGTCGGCATCAGGGTGCGACCGACCGGCACCGTGGGCGGCGAGACGGTGCACGGCGGCGCGGTGGGCATGACGCTCACGGCGCTCGACGTGCCGACGGTCTCGCTCTCGTCCGCGAAGCTGGCGGCAGACCACGTGGCGCTCGCCGTCACGTCGGACTACGGCGGCGGCTCCACGACGCTGCGCGTCACGTCGCTCGTCGGATCGGACGGCACCGAGTACCTGGCACGCCCCGTCGACGCTTCCGGCACGTCCTCGCCCGTCGTGGTCGAGGTGCCCATGCTGGCGCTCGCGGAGGTGCCGAACCCCGCGACCGTCACCACCATGACAGCCACGGTCGAGTACGGCACCGACCAGTGCGCGACCTGCGGCACGGCCACGCTCTCGGCGTCGTTCGGCTGGGCGTCCGGCAAGTCGCTGTCGTGCTCGCCCTCGCTCGACTGGACGCTCGTGGACGCATGCGCGTGCCCGACGTTCAGCACCGGCAGCGTGCGCCGCGGCTGGTTCTTCGTCGACGGCGAGGCGCGCGAGATGGACGTGGTCACCGCCACCAAGCTGCTGCTGCCGTACCCGTTCGGCAGGGCCGTCACGTGGTACGTGAGCGGCGTCAACGCAGCGTGGACGGCGTACGGCGCGTACGTCGGCTCCATCGCGGCCGATGACGCGCACCGCCACAAGCCGTGCCACGTGTGGACGTGGGACGGGCGCGCGCTGCTCGTCGAGGTCGGGGACGGCGGCATATCCACGTCGCGGTCCGTCAAGGCCACGGCGAGCGAGATGGAGCTGGACCAGCGGCCATGGCAGTCGGTCGCGTTCGCCGAGACGCTGCAGGGCAGCTTCGCTGCGGACGGCGCGATTGTGGAGCCGTATGCGGCGGCGGACGTCATGGCGCTCGTGAGGGCGCACCACGCGCTCTACCGCGCCCCGTCTGGCGAGGTGGCGGACGTTGCCGTCACCGGCGCGCAGTACACAGTCGTGGCGGGCATCACCGAGGCCGGCATCGAGATGACGCAGGAGGCGCGATGATGGACTGGCACGACCTCACGCGCACCGGCGAGGTCGTGGTCGAGCAGGTCTCGCCGACCAACCTCGATGCGACGATGGGGCGCCTCGAGGGCGTCGACCTCGGCGGCTCGTCTCTGTCGTGGGGCTACTACGCCGACACCCGCACCACCGGCAAGCTTCGCGTGGTGGGCGATGGGTGGCAGCGCGGCTCCATGTTGCGCGTCACCTACCGCATCCCCGAGTGGGGCTGGCAGCGCGAGCTTGGCACCTACATCGTCACCAACGACAGCGCGTCGCGCGAGCATGGCGCGTGGACCTACGACCTCGACCTGCAGAGCGTGCTATACGGCCTTTCTACCGACCTGCTCGTGCGACCGTGGGCCATCGCACGCAACGCCATGGCGCTCACGGCTGCTCGACAGCTCGTCGAGGCGGCAGGCCGCGAGTTGCTCTCGGATGGCGCACACGACATGCGCCTCAAGTCGCCCAAGGTCATCGAGACCGGCACGTCGCGGCTCTCGGCACTGTTCGCGCTGGCCGACATGTGCGGCGACCGTCTGGACGTCGACGGCCACGGACGCGTGCTGCTCGAGCCCTACGTCTCGCCGGCATCCAAGGTGCCGACGCTCACCATCGACCTCGCAGACCAGCGAGGCGTGGCGCTCGACGGCATCCAGCGCTCGACCGACTGGCTGAAGATGCCGAACGTCGCGGCGGTGCAGTTCACCTACAACGCAGGTGGCAAGCAGCGCGAGATTAACGCCTCGGCCATGGTCTCGGCATCAGCGCACCAGTCGCAGTCGGCGCGTGGCTACACCGTCACCGACCTGCACCAACTGTCGGAGATGTCACCGCAGACGGCGGCGAGGGCGCAGCAGCTCGCCGCGCAGTACCTAGCCAACGACGCGACCGAGCACGTCGAGTGGGAGCTTTCGACCACCTACCTGCCCATAAAGGCGGGCGACGTGGTCGAGCTGGTCATCCACGACGGGCTGGCCGACTACCGAGGGCGGCGCAAGTGCCTCGTCAAGTCGTGCGAGCTCGACCTCGGGGACATGACCATGGCGCTCACGCTCAAGGAGACCGCAAGCGGAGACAGTGGGGAGGACTGACAGTGGATATGTTCGACCTCGCCGGCACGCTATTCGGCAACCGGCGCAACCCGGTCGCACAAGGCTCGACTCTTACGGCGACCGGTTCGACCGCATCGACGGATGGCGTGGCAGGCATCATCATCGACGCCGACGTGACCCCGGCCGAGGGCACGGGCGACGAGGACGTCGACCAGACCGTCATCGACCTGCCCACGTCTCCCGACGTGGCCGAGGGCGACGAGGTCATCGTCACGCTCGTGGGCGACGGCCCGCTCAAGACGCCGATCGTGACCGCCAACCCCGGCTCCGGTGACCGCATGGCCGCCGCCGTGCAGGACGCCCACGACCTCGCGGCATCGGTCGAGGGCATCGCACAGGAGGCCCAGGAGGTCGCGCAGGCCACCGGCCAGCACTTCTGGCCGGATGATGACGGCGTCCACGTGACCGAGGTCACGCAGGACGAGTGGAACGACAGCACCGGCACGTCCTACCATAGCGGCGCGAACGTCCTGCTCAACGCCCTCGGGCAGCTGTTCCGCGACGGCCTGAACAACATCCTCGCAATCGTCTCCGGCACCGACCCCGGCGTGGCGATATATGACGGCGAGGGCAACAGCGCCGACAACATCATGGCCCTGTTCTCCAAGGCGCTAATCCGCATCGGCGGGCGGCTGCTCGGCACTGGGACCAGCACGGCCAGCGTGCAGTTCTTCCAGTCCGACGCATCGCAGACGGACATCAAGGCCACGCACACCGTTGGCAGCACGACCCCGCCGACCGGGCCTGATGACGTCTACGGCATCGAGCACAACGTGCTCATCACGACCACGACCGACGGCTCGGAGTTGCCGCAGCTCGCAGGGCTCAGCGGCTGGGCGCAGCTCGACATGGACGCCGAGGTCAACCCCGATTACCGGGCGGGCAGCGCCATTCTCCGCGCAAGGGTCGGGGATGATGACGAGTTTGGAGACGGCACGCCGCAGCTGGGCGTCCTGCGGCAGGTCGCGGCGAACGGCATGGAGACTGCCGAGATTTACATGGCCGCGCCGACGCTCGCGCTCCACGACAACGCGCAGTACAAGGCGGGCCGCATCCCCATGGAGCAGGCCATCAACGTCCTTTCGTCCCCCGTCACCCTGTTCACGGGCACCTATGCGCAGACGCACAGCGCAGCGGTCACGCTCTCCGAGACGGCGGCGAACTTCTCGCGGCTCGTGTTCGTCTGCGAGAACAACGACGGCGAGCGAACCAGCGTGACGGTCACCGACCCCAACGGCAAGAACTTCAACGTCGTGATGGTGACCATCGCCGGCCCGACCGGAACGGGGACGTACGCCTACATGAAGGCGAAGTCGTTCTCAATCAACGGCACGAGCGTGACGTGCAGGACGTACACGTACAACGGGCAGACCATCTACCGCCACGGCTCGGTGACGCTGCGCAACGGCGTGGCCGTGGCCGCGACGCAGGCAAGCGAGGAAATCGGCATCGTCAAGGTGCTGGGATGGAGGTAGACAATGGCGTTCCTGACCATCGAATTGAAGACGAACGACGAGGGCGGCACGGCGCTAGACCTGCTCTACAGCGGCAAGGACCGCAGCGTGGCCGAGTCCAAGTACCACGACGGCGCTGGCCGTGGCAGCGACCAGCGGGAGGGCGCACCATGCGTGCGTCATTCTCGACAGCGACGGCCTGACCTACGCGCAGCAGTCCTACGTCAAGGAAGGCGGCGAGTGATGTACCGCGACCCCATCTGGCCCGACGTGGTGGTCATCGTGGACGTCATAGGCGGCTTGCTGCTCGCCGCGTGGCTCGTCGCGCTGGCGGTGGTCGCATGAGGGCGGCGGTCACGATCATCGGCTACGCCATCGGCGTGGCCATCATCCTGCTATTCGGATAGGGGGCACCATGCCTGTTCTCGACCCATTCATCGAGCCCCTGCGCGGCACCGCTGCGCAGACGCTCATCATCGCCCTGCTCATGCTGTCGCTGCTCGACGTGCTCATGGGCAGCGCCAACGCGATGTTCGTGCAGCACGATTTCTCGTCGCACAAGTTCCGCGAGGGGCTGATTCGCAAGCTGTCCAACTTGGGCCTCATGTGCGTCGCCGACATCATCGACGCCATGCTGCTGTCCGGCATCGACCTCGGCTATCAGCCCATCTTCATCGCGGTGGGCGTATCGCTGGCGCTGATGGAAGTGTGGAGCTTGCTGGAAATCTACGCCGAGATGCATCCCGAAATCAGCGACACCGACTGGTACAAGATGCTGCTGCGGAGCAAGGAGGGGCTGCGCGATGCCTAGGGTAGTTGTCGAAATCGCGGGCCTCGACCGCGACTGTTCGAGCGCAATCCTTACGTGTCTTTCTGCCTGCGGCCTGATACCTGCGTCCACCCACATGTGGACCGGCAACGAGCGCGAGCTGTTGAAGGAGTGCGGCTACGTCCAGGTCAATTTTCGCAACCTCAAGCGCGGTGACATCCTCTGGAAGACCGGGCACACGGAGATGTACCTTGGGAATGGCTTGCAGGGCGGCGCGAGGATTGACGAGAACGGCGGCACGCACGGCTACACCCAAGGTGACCAGACCGGCAACGAGATAGGCCGCAGCGCGTTCGACCAGTCATATTGGAACTGGGAGAGCGCGTGGCGGTACTTCGGCACTAGGACGGTTGGCGGCATCCCCGTCGAGGAGGCCATGGCGCAGGTCATGGACCACCTCATCGACCACAACGCCCACGGCTACAGCCAGGACAACCGCGACGGCGGCGGCACCGAGCGCATCACGCTCTCGTGGGAGGGCGAGCCGATGCCCAAGCCGATGCTCGACGTGGACGGCTGGCTGGGCCACGACACCATCTGGGGCTGGCAGGAGGCCATGCACACCCCGCTCGACGGCGAGATTTGGGGACAGTGGTTGCCCAACACGAAGTACTACCCAGCCATCACCTGCAAGGTGCTTTACGACTACGGTAGCGGCTCGTCGCTCATCAGTGCCGTGCAGAAGCGGCTCGGCATCACGCCCGATGGTGTCATCGGCTACATCTTCGTCGGCAAGCTGCAGGAGCGGCTGAAGAAGTGGGGATACGACATCGGGGACGTGGACAATCTTCTGGGCCGCAAGACCGGTCGGGGCATTCAGCAATCCATCAACGACGGGCGCTGGTCATGAGCAGGCTCGTCATGCGCGACGAGCGGCGCGAGCGGCGCACCATGCTCACCATCGTGCGGTTCCTCGCCCGCTTCCTGTGGGCGTTCGCAATCGGCTACATGCTGGGCCTCTTGGCCCCCTGACAGACGGCACCGTGGCGCGTGCCTGACCCCCTCCTTCAGGCCATCGGCGGCACCACTACCCACGCCGCCGACGCCGCGCGTGCATAGCGGCCCCCGCCCCGCGTGGGGGCCGTCACACTTTGCGTGTTGGTGTCCCAAAACAGGATTGGAGTAACACATGGCAAACGAGAACAGCATCGACGTCTACCACGCCCTCATGGCGCTCGAGGAGAAGGTCACCGGCGTCGCGCCCGACCCCGAGAACGTCACGACCGACGTGGCGCTCGCCCTCGCCGACATCTTCCGCACCGACGCCCCGATGGCGCAGGAGACGGCCATCGTGAACGCCATCGACACCATCACCGCCAACTACAGCGGCGGCGGCGGGGGCGTGGACGTTGGTGCGCCGGTTACGGTGCTTGTCGATGTTGAGGAGCCGACCGTCGGCGGCGGTGGCATGGGCGGCGCAGATGGGCCACACACCGTTGCAATTGGCGATACTGTTATCGGCAACGGTGATATCCCGGGCCTCGACGTAGGTACCCTGTTTGGCTCGTTCGCGGCGGGCATGACGGCCCAGACGATGAGTTACGAGGGGGACACGTTGAGCGCCTACGCCTGCACCATCGGCGACGACGGCGAGGGCAACACCGTATTCCTGACCGTCGCGCCGTATGCGCTGGAAGCGACCCGCACGAGCGGCGAGGGCGGCTATTCGTGGACGTTCGTCATCCCAGAGATGAACGAGGGCGTTTCGCTCGTGCTCTATCCTCATACGGCAGGCTAGCCGCCCGCCCGCGCACCATGCCCCCGCTCCGGCGGGGGCTTTTTTGCGTTCGAGAAACGGACGTTTGGCGGAAACTACGCCGCCAGCGGCACGCGCAGCATGACCGTCGTGCCCTCGACCAGCCACATCACGTTAGAGACGTGCCCGCCCACGGGCTGCCAAACGCTCCGAGCACTAACCCCCTCGCGGGTTGGTGCTCTTTTTTTGTCCGCGATGGGCAGCGTCACCACGACGGCCCGCGCGTCACGGTCCACCACCACGCCGCTCACGCAGTGGCGCAGTATCGCCGCGGGGGTCCCGTGGGCCGACAGCTGCGCCATGGCCGCACGCACCGCGCCCTCCGTCACGGAATCGCCCTCACGACGCTCTAGGAGCGCCCGTGCCGCCCGTTTGCGCTCATTGAGGGCGTCGACACGTGGACGGATGCCATCGAGCGGCACACCGGCTTGTATCGCGTCTAGGAGCCGCTCCTCCTCCGCCGCCACCGAGCGCAGCGTGGCGCGCGCGCCGAGGACGTCGGGCGAGTCGAGCGTGCGCCTCTGCCAGTCCATCACGCGGGCCACGACGTCATCCACGAGCGCGGCGTCGGACAGCACGGCACGCACCGCGCGCACGACCGCGCCCTCGACGAGCGACTGGCGCACGAGGCGGCGCCTGCCGTCCTCTATCACGCCGTAGTACGTGTACTCGCCGCCCTCGCCGCGCGCGCTGTAGCCGAACATGGGCAGGCCCGTGGCGCGGTCCCAGATGCGACCGGACAGCGGGTAGTCGTGCGTGCGCTTGGGTGCCATGGACGGCCTGCGCGGCCTGTTGTGCGCCGCGACCCACTCGGCATCCGACACGATGCGCGGCATCCCGCCCTCGACGCGCACGTCACCCCACACGTACGTGCCCAGATACCGCTCGTCGTGGACGATGCTGCTGGGCCAGTCCTTCTTCGGCACGCGACCGCGCGCCGTGCGCACGCCCTCGTCCGCCAGACGTCGCGCGATGTGCGCCGCTGGGATGCCCTCGGCCCACTCTGCGAACACGCGCCGCACGATGGCGGCCTGTCGCTCGTCCACGGCGTATGCGCCGTCCACGATCGCGTAGCCGAACACCTGCACGCCGTTGGCCATGCACCGCTCGGCGTTGTGCCGCATGCCGCGCAGCGTCTTCTGCGCGAGGTCGGCGCTGTACCACTCGGCCACGCCCTCGACCACGGCCTCGAGGAGCCGCCCCTCGGGCCCCTCGGGTATGTTCTCCATCGCCGAGCGGACCTCGACGCCTACGTCGCGCAGCCGCTTGCGGTAGATGGCGGCGTCGTAGCGGTCGCGGGCGAAGCGGTCGAGCTTGTACACGACCACGAGCTGCCACCCGCCGCGCTTGGCGTCCTCGACCATGCGCAGGAAGTTCTCGCGGCCCTCGGTGGAGCGGCCGGAGCGATGCTCGTCGGCGTAGACGGCCACCACGTCGTGGCCCTGGGACGCGCACCACGCGCGGCAGACCTCGACCTGCTGGTCGATGGACTCCTCGCGCTGGGCGTGGCTGCTGTATCGGGCGTAGATGGCGGCGTTCATTCGGCATCGTCTCCAAAGCTGCGGTCGGCGAGTTCCTGCAGCGAGATGCCAAGCACCTCGGCGATGACCTGTGCCCTCTTCAGGCTCGGGTCTTTGACCCTGCCGGTGCACATGTCCGCGATGTAGCCGGTCGACCACCCAGTCGCGCGTGCGAAGTCGGCCTGCTTCATGCCCTTCTCGGCGAGCAGTTGCTTGAATGCTTCGGAGAAACTCATGACGGCCTTCCTTCAGTCTGTTTTGACCTCGCCGCTACGGTAATTCACATATACCCACGTCACTCGCGCTGTACTCGCTGTTACGAGCAAATTACACAAAATCATGCTTGCAATACTCGCGATAACGAGTAACATGGAACTCGTAATAACGAGCAAGGCAGACGGAAAGGAGGTGGGACGTGGCTGCAATCACCGAGAAAATCGGCGGCTACATGCTGGCCAATGGCGTTGGCAAGTACGAGTTCGCCGAGAAGGTCGGGCTTGACTACCGACAGCTGGTGAAGCGGCTCGACGGTGACGTGGACTGGCGTCTTAGCGAGCTGCGAAGCGTTGCCAAGGTGGTCGGGTGCTCTGTTGACGAGCTTGTGCGTGAGGAGGAGTAGCCAATGACCACGATCGTGAGCGAACGTGAGGAGGGGTCGTTCCTGGACTACATCCTCGAGCTCGCAAGGAAGGAGATGGCCTCGTCAGCCGGACAGGGCGAGGACGAGGCCACGGAGGTGCGCCCAGTGAGTGGGGGCGCTGATTAGAAAGGATAGCACGATGACGGACACCGAGAGGACGAAGGCGCTGGCGTTTCTGGCGTGGATGTGCGTCCTGTTCATGGCACTGGCGGTAATGTAGCCGTGACCCAGACGTTCGCAGGGCGCACGCCCAAGGGCCACGAGCTGTACCGCGAGGTCGGCGGGGACCACTGGTTCGTGCGCGAGCCGGTGAAGACGTTCCGCGCCCTCAACACCGTGCGCGACCTTCACCGCCGCCGCCCCATCGGCAGGTTCGGCAGCTTCACGGAGGCTGCGACCTACATGGACAGCACCACCAACGGTTAGGAGCAACCAATGGCTGATTACAAAGACCGCTATTTCAAGACGCTCGACCATCTGTGCGAGGTGCGCAAGGAGCGCGACGTGCTGTTCAAGGCACTGAACGAGACGCAGCGGCAGCTCGAGCTGGCACGCGCGATGGTGAGTGCGTACAAGAACGAGAAGGAGGTGGAGAACGATGGCGATGACTAGCGACCAACTTACGCCCGACCAGGCGCTGGCAGTGCTTCAGGCCATGTACAAGGCCATCGGCGAGGCCATATCGACCAAGAACCCGTACTCGCTGCGTTCGCTCGTGGACCAGCAGATGTACGAGCGCTACCAGCAGACGGGCATGCTCGACAAGATCATCATCAAGGACCACGACGGCAACCGGCTCGGTACCATCGCGGCCATCGAGCGCCCGGCCAAGACCACGGTGCGTGCGTACGCCACGGACGAAGACGAGTTCTTCGCGTCCGTCAGCCCCGATGACTACTACGACTTTGTGCGCGACGAGCATGCCGACGAGTTCATCCAGTGGGTGGCCGACAACGGCATCAAGTGCGAGGGGCTGGCGTGGCGTCACGAGACGGTACCCGCATCGTGGGGTGGCACGCGCCTCACGGGGTGCAAGCCAGTCGACGTGCTGCCCGCACTCGCCCCGCAGCTCGCGGCCAACATGACCGCGCTGCTGCCAGAGGGGGTGGAGTAGATGGCGAACGATCTCGCACGGCTTGACGAGGGTGCCATCACGTCCATCGTCACGGGTGGCGGTGCGCTCACGCAGGGCGAGGTTTCGCAAATCCTCACGCTCTGCAGGATGCGCGGCATCAACCCGCTGGCGAAGGACTGCTACATCACCAAGTTCGACGGCTCACCAGCCACCATCATCGTGAGCAAGGACTACTACATGCGCACGATGGCGCAGCACGAGACGTTCCGTGGCATGCGCGCTGGCATCGTGGCCGTGAACCACGCAAGCGGTGAGCTGGTGTACCGCGAGGGGTCCCTCGTGGGCGGCACCACCGAAACGCTCGTGGGTGGCTGGGCTGAGATTTACGACTCGCGATGGACCACGCCATGGCGCATCGAGGTTTCCATGGCCGAGTACGACGGCAAGCGGGCGCTTTGGAAGACCAAGCCCGCGACCATGATTCGCAAGGTTGCCATCGTCCAGTGCGCACGCGAGGCATACCCCGAGAGCTACTCGGGACTTTATGACGGTTCGGAGATACCGGAGGCCGAAGAGGCCATCGATGCTGAGATTCAGGAGGTAACAGAATGAGGCGAGTTAGTTGGCGTGACGTCGAGCCGAGTGACGGCACTGGCGCGGGGTTCAAGCGTCTCCCCGCAGACGGCTACGTGGTAGTCATCCAGAAGGTTGAGGACGAGGCGAACAACGAGCGCCTGAGCATCGTGTTCGACATCGCCTATGGCGAGTATGCGGGGCACTTCGCGAACGACCCGTTCTTCGCCGACAAGCCCTACACCCACCAGTTCAAGGCTAGCTACAGCCAGAAGGCCGAACGCATCTTCGCTGGGTTCCTCAAGGCTGTCGAGGCATCCAACCCAGGGTTCGACCCCTACGCTGCGGCAGATCGCGAGCAGTGGAAGCTGTTCGAGGGCAAGTACGTCGGCATCGTCCTGCGCGAGGTTTGGAAGACCAGTCGCAGCACCGGCAAGGACCAGTCTGTGTTCTCGCCGCTCGTGCAGTACAAGACCACCGACCAGATTCTCGACCATGACTACAAGGTGCAGGAGCCCGAGGACAGGCGCGATGACACCAACCACGAGTTCGGCACCGAGCCGCCCGACAACGACGTGCCCTTCGCCAACACCGGCACCGGCTACCGCTTCTAGGCATGGCGGAGGAGCACGAGGGGCCATCCATCGTTCTGTGGGTGGGTGGTCCTGTTCAGGCCATGATCTGGTGCGACACCCGCCAGCAGAAGGGCAAGCACACGAACATCGACCGATGGTTCGACGCCCACGGCGTGGAGTACGAGTACCGCAAGCTGGACTACGGCGATTACATGCGCGAGGGGTCAAACATCAGCGTCGACACCAAGAAGGACATACAGGAGGTCGCTGGTAACGTCGGCAGGGACCATGCGAGGTTCGTGCGCGAATGCGAACGCGCAGCGGATGCAGGGTACCACCTGGTCATTCTCGTAGAGGGCGTGGCAGATGGTGGCAAGGCCCTGAGGGCTGGCGAGTGGGTGAGCGGCGTGTGCAAGCGCTGCCACAAGTGCAAGCCCGAGCTGACCAAGGGGTGCAGGAGATACGGGCGCAAGCCGCTACAAGGCAAGGCGCTGGCATCCATCATCGCGGGAATCGAGGACAACCACGGTGTCGAGTTCCGGTTCTGCCGACGCGACCAGACGGCCAAGGTCATATGCGAGATTCTGGGGGTGAAACATGAGTGAGTTGATGGGCATCGACATGCCCGAGTTCCAGCTTACGCCCGCGCGCAGGGAGTGGCTGAGGGACCATGGCGGCATCAAGAAGTACAAGACCAACAGCGGAAAGACGGCCTACTACATCGAGGGTGACCCGGGAAAAGTCGGTCAGGTTGTCGACGATGACGGGACCATCATCTACTACGGCACCGACATAGCCGTGCTGCGAGAGCGTGGCATGGAGGCCATCGAGGCCACCCCTGCGTGGGTGCTGAGGGCCATCATGCAGCATGCGGCTGGGACGTTCAGGAACCGCGACACGGCGGTTTGGCCAGAAACGGTCTGGGACGTGAAGCTAAGCATCAAGCAGGTGTTCATTAACAACCTGGTCGATGACAGCGTCATGCCGCTGTCGGTGCGTAAGGACCTCGCCAACTATGGCAGCCCGCTCGTGAGCAGGTTTCTCATCCGTGAGAACCCCGAATACGGCGAGACGCATTTCATCGGCATCCGCAGGAGCGCCGTGAAGAACGTGCCACAGGACGATCGTCCCGAGGACATGACCGTGGCCGAATGGAAGAAGCAGTTCGCCAACTACGGCATCGATGACTACCTTTTCCCCGAGCTGCGCGACATGACCGCCGACGCCGTGACAGCGCCTAGTGGTGAGTAGGGACGGTGAGCTATGTTGATGGTCGATGATGTGACACGCTACGCTGAGCACGGTCTGGCCGTGTTCCCACTGCAGCCACATGGCAAAGACCCGCTCGACGGGTCGCGAGGGTTCAAGGACGCAACGACCGACATGAGCCGCATTCGCTCGTGGTGGAGTCGCGTCGAGGACCTCAACGTTGGCATGGCCACGGGTGCCGCGAGTGGTGGCGTATTCGTCATCGACGTGGACCAGCATGGCGAGACGGACGGCGGGCTCGAGCTGTCGATGTGGATGGCCGAGCACGGCAGGTTCCCCGAGACAGCATCGAGCGTCACCGGCAGCGGAGGCACGCACTACTTCTTCAAGGCCCCGCCGGGTGTGAGCGTGAAGTCTGCCGCCCACGTGATACCAGGCGTCGACGTGAGGGGGGACGGTGGCTATGTCGTTTTGCCGCCGTCCATCCACCCCAACGGCAACCGCTACGAGTGGGACATGGAGCCATGGGAAGACTGCGAGATAGCCGAGGCGGATGCCACGGTGCTCGAGTTCGTGCGGACGGACGGAGCGCAGGACAGGCAACGCTTCGAGCTGCCAGACGAGATTCCGCAAGGCAAGCGTGATGATACGTTGTTCCGCTACGCATGCAGCCTTCAGGCGCAGGGGCTTCCTGACGATCGCATCCTCACCATAGTGAGTGACGCCAACCGTGCGCGCTGCAAGCCGCCCATGAGCGACGAGGAAGTACGCAACAAGGTGCATTCCGCGCTCGGGTACGACAAGGGCAAGCTGTCCAACAGCGCAAACGGCGGTGCCAAGGTCAGGCTGATGACCGACTCAAAAGGCAGGATGCTGCAGACCGCAGACAACGCCATACGAGCCATAGAGAGCGACCCCGCCCTGCACGGCAAGTTCTGGTACGACACCATGGCCTACACCCGCATGGTGACGGGGCCGCTGCCATGGGACGAACGCAGAGCAAGCAGGCCGCTGACTGACGAGGACTACACCGGGCTCGTGGCGTTCCTCGAGCATGGGTACGGCCTAACGTCCATGCAGAAGATCATCAGCGCGGCCCAGTTCGTCTGCCGCAAGCATGAGCGCAACCCTGTCACCGAGTGGCTCGATTCGCTCAAGTGGGACGGCCAGTACCGGATGGGCACCATGCTGCCGATGTTGGGCGTGGAGGATGACGAGTACAGTCAGGCGGTCGAGCGGCTGTTCATGCTGGGTGCCGTGTCTCGCGCCTACCGCCCCGGCTGCAAGTTCGACTACGTGCCCATCCTCGTGGGGCCGCAGGGCATCGGCAAAAGTCGCTACGTGGCGCTGCTCGCCCATAAGCCCATGTGGTACAGCGACAACTTCAACACGATCGAGGGCGACACCGCCGTTGAGAAGATTCGCGGCCTGTGGATTGCCGAGCTCGCCGAGCTGCTGGCAACCAAGAGGGCCCGAGAGGTCGAGGCCATCAAGTCGTTCGTCACGTCGACCAAGGACGTCATTCGCCCCAAGTACGCGCGCGAGACCGTCCAGAGGGCAAGGGTGTGCGTCTTCATCGGCACGACGAACGACTCGGACTTCCTGACCGACTCGACGGGAAACCGACGGTTCCTGCCAGTCGAGTGCAGGGCCGAGCGGTGCAATCCCTGGCTGTTCTCGCAGGATGCCGACGGATACGTCGAGCAGATGTGGGCCGAGGCCGTACACGTGTTCAAGACCGAGCATCCGTCACTGGTACTGCCAGACCACCTCATGGCGAGAGCCCTGGAGTTGCAGGAGGCGCACACCGAGGACAGGCCAGTGGTAGCGCTCGTGCACAAGATGGCCGAGGAACTGCTCATGACCATGGGCGTCGATGCCTATGCGGGCACGCAGGAGGAGCGTATCTGCACCAGGCAGGTCTTTGAGAACCTGCCCGAGGACATACAACGCCGCGATCAGCGATACGTCTACAAGGAGATAGCCCAGGCGCTCGATACCGCCAGTGGGTGGGTGCGCTTGCCGAAGAAGGCACGAACGAGAAGCTACGGCATCCAGCGTTGTTGGGTGCCGCGAAGGGAGGGATAGACATGCAGGACAGCCGCACGGACATGAGCTGCATCGAAGCCATAGCCAGGGTTGCCACCGACTTCATGGCATGCACGGTCAAGGACGATTCGCCCGCAGACGTGGTGGCCGAGTATTTCCAGACGCTCGAAGATGCGGTCATCGGTGCGGTGGTGGCGATTTCGATCATCTACGACCACGATAGCGGCGAGATTGATGCCGCGCTGCGCGACACGATGAACCATCTGGCAGGGACGTGACGGGTGTGGGTTGGGTCGGTTGCCGCTATTGTTGCCGTGTTGGGACTTTGCGGCAACTGCCCTGACCTGCGGTTGTTGCTGTTATTGCCACTGTTGACCCATCTTCTTTAAAGAAAGATAGATAGATAGATATAGATAGATATAGGGGAATATAGGCGCCTGACCGCAACACGGCAACAGCAAAACCCATTTCATAGTCATTTACCTGCGAAAACGCTTGTTGACGTACTTGTGGCACTCGTGGCAACCACGATTGAAAAATGTGAAGGGAGACCAATGAACAAGGGAAGACCGACCGAGCGCCTGCGCGAGCTCGTGGAGGACATGGACAGCGCCGCGATCGTGGCGCACGTCGTGCCGTACTACCACGGCTGGCAGGTCGAGGGCGAGTGGCTGGACGATTGGCGCGACGCCGTGATGGCGGAGTGCGACAGGCTGGACGAGGGGGGCAGGGA